TTGCTATTCTTACTAATGGACCAGCGTGTTCAAGGAGCGATAAAATACCTATTGAACCTAATATCCCTTTTACAATTCCTTCGATTTTTCCAGTTAAAGCACCTAAAGCTTTATCGACTGATTTCATAATGACAGAATAAATCTTTTTAAATAATCCTTCCTCATCTTGATTGTTGCCAGAAACAACAAGAGTAGCACTACCCTCTTCTCTAACATGTGCAACATAATTTTTCAGAGTTTTTACAAACTCCTCATGTCTTCTTTGTTCTTCGTTTACCAACTCTTCTTGAAACAGTTTATCGACACCATACATCTGCATTTTTCTTTCATGAGACTTTTGCATGAAAGATAGTATTTTCTGGAGTGAATTTGCTTCTTTCTTCTTAGAACTAAAACTCATGACGTTGGTTAATTTAGACGTACTAAATTTATTTTTCAACTTCATTGCTGTTGATTTTAATCTTTCTGAAAGTGAAACTTTCTCGCCTTTATTGTCTAATTTTGGAAGTGTTATGTTCATGCCATTTTCCCTAATAGATAAGGATTAATATTTCGATCATTACTCGTTATCGTTGTTCTTCTATTCTGATTATTAATCATAGTGTTGTTCAAAACTACGACTGCTGGTGGCATCGATTGTGCAATCTGATTACCTTTCAAAAGATCACTATTGTCAGAAATTCTATTAGATCCTACTGGTTCAATAGATGATGTCTTAGGCGTCAATACACTAGGATTTCTAAGTTGTCTCTCTTCCATTAACATTGTTCTAATCTCATCCACTGTAAATCCTGCGTGATTGGCACCACTAGGACCATCTTCATAATATGATTCGCCTGCTTTTAAATCTCTTGCTGGCAAACCGCCCATTTTAGGTCTGTGTACAGCATAAGGAACAGGAACAGCAGCAAATTCTTGAGCTAAAGCAAGTATAGCACTATCTTCATCTTTTTTTTCTACTTTTTCTTTTGAAAGATATTCTTCAACGTCTGGGCGTTTCGTTTTCGTTAAAAATTCAGTAAATATTTTATCTTGTGTCGCTGCATCAAATTTGGTTTTTTCTGGATCTAAATTTAGAGTTCTTATTGCTGCTTGTAGAGTGGGATATACCATTTGATATTTACCCAACGCAGATGATGGATAATTAGAACTACCTATCATTTGTCGTTGTTGATTAAGAACTTCATTTAGAGTCATCTTTTCTAAATTCATTCTTCTTGGTGTGTCCGCCGGTGCGCCTGCGACTGGATTCACAAGTCTATTATAATCATTACCACTTTCTTTTTGTGCGATACCTCTTAAACCAGGTTCTCGCTCAGATGATGGTGCAGGCGGTACACCAGTTACTCTTTCTGCCGACGGAGCGTTTGGTGGTCTTTGTTGTGGTGTTGTACCACCAGGCGTTGATGGTGTTGTAGGTGTTGTACCACCAGGCGTTGATGGTGTACTTGGCGTTTCACCAGTTGGCATGCCTCCCTCACCACTTGCGATTAGAATACCAGTACCAAATGCTCCCATATTGATAAGATTACCAAGTAACCCTTGATTTTTTTTACTTAATTTTGGTTTCTTTAGTGCGCTTGATTTCTTAATAGTTGATTTTTTTGGAGAACCTTCTGATAAACTTCCTCCTTTAGAAACTTCATTATTAAATATATCAAGTATTTCTTTGTGTCTTTTATCTTTTATGGCAGAGTCCTCAGACTTTAATCTTAACATATCTGACTGATGTTCCAGTTCGTCTTTTTCAACTCTGGTCATGAACAATAAGATCTTTCCCATTATTTGATTAGACTTTTCATTTTGTTCATCAAAACTATTAGCGATAGCATCAGATGGATTTGCATTTCTAATTTTTCTATCAGATGAATTGGCAATAAATTTAAGAATGTCTTCAAAGTTAAATTTACTTTTAATTTTATCAAAAGAGGTCGCCAATCGGTCAGATATCGACGGCCGACCTGATTCACTACCATTTTGTAATAAATTTGATAAAATAGAATTGTTCATTTATCTTCTTTGATTTTTCATCTGTGCTATTTTTAGATTTTCCTCTTCAATATATTGCATTAATAATCCAATGTATACATCTCTTTCCCACGGTATCATATTTTCTAGTTCTGCTAAACTGTACTTATGATGTTGCATTAAAGAAAAATTAGTCTTATAATAATTCCTTAATGTTTCATGACCAAAAATTAACCGAAAAAACTTTCGAGTCCCTCCACGTCCAATTTGTGTTCATGGCCGCACCTTGAACATTTGATCTCTATCTTCTTCTCAAGTTTTGGTAGATTTGTAAAGAAATGTTCCATCTTTGAGAATTGAGTTTGATTTAATGATTCGATAAATTCGACTAACTCTTTTCTCGGTGTCTCACTCGCATAATACATTTGTTCGCCATCATAAATGTATTCGACAGAATCAGCAATCATCTCAAAAGCAACATCAGTAGAACTTTTCAATTTAGAAACTCTCTTGATGACCGAGAACTCTGGATATTTCAACTTAATAGAAATTTTGTCTGTTAACTGAATTAATTCTGCATCTTCAGAAACATTTGTAACTTTTATGTCCAAAATATTAAGACTAGTTTCCATAATATTTCCACAAGATTTATCATCTACCACATTATTACATCTGTACTTGTTATCTACTATCTCACCAACAGATCTTGCGCGAAGATTTAGAAAATAGAATTCAATATCAATAACAGGAAGTTTTTCAATATCAACACCTTTAGTTAAAGTGCAGTTTGTTAAAACTTGCCGAACATTTTGTTCAATAGATTCTTTATCATCTGATTCCATTGCCATCAGAAGATTTCTTTGTTCTTTAACTAAGAAAGGTCGAAATGTGATATTCTTCTTACTCAATGGTAATGTTAAATTATATGTTGGTGTATCAATTTTCGGTAGTGCCATAATTTACTCCTTGGTTTATTTCTTATCTCTATCTTCCGCCATTTGGTAATTGTTCCGGTGGCAATTGGACTTGCACTGTTTTCTTTCCAATCACCGCTGGTTCTAGGATGAATCCAGGTTTTGATGCCTGCGGTTGCACAAAATTATCGAGTTTCTGCCATTCACTATATGCAAACGTAACAGTTAATTTATGATATCCATCAGATGACCAGTCTAATTGTAAATCATTTACTCCAATAGGAAATGCTTTATATAAAACAACTTGATATGAAATTTCATTTTGTATATCATATTGTCTAATTTTTATATCAGACGCATAATCCTCTTTATATCTAAAATTATAACCATAACCAAGATTTGGATTAATAGTATACAACCACTGATCAAAGAACACCTTTTCAATCATATTTTCAGTACATATGAATGTCATATTGATATCATTGTATGTTGTTTGATATGGGAACTTCTGTTCTGGTCCATAAATCTTTTGCGTAGTGGTGGCAAGTGCTCTACCGGGCAAATCAGCACTCTCACATCTAAAAGACAAAACACTAGAATCGATCAGTGTAGATACTGCATTTGGAATTGGAATAAAAACATCAAATCTACTTGGTCTGGCTAATTCATCTGTAAACTTAGATTTGAATTCTGCAATAGATCCTGCCATTACGTTGTCCTTCTAATTGCGGCGCGTGAATCTTTATGCACTTTTAGTGCTGACGCTTTCTTGAATTGGTGTGTTGGCAAAAACAAAGCTGTCTCCCACTCGTGTGGTTTTACTGTCATAATTTTAGAGACAATATGAGATGTCAAATATCTCTTAAGGCAAGGTCTGAATTCTTTATATCTATTCGTTGCATTTAGAATATCATATGTTACTCTCAGTCTCATAGGATCATCATCTTTATTCATCACAGCAAAGTTCATCAGTTTATCCATGAATGCTGCTCGCATCGTGATTGGTAGATAATGAAGATTAAGTCCCAAGAATCCATCTGGATACTTCTGTAACGGAATCACAAGTGGAAATATATCATAGTACGGCAATTCTTCTTTAGTCTTTGGATCATAATAGTAATGATACAGTCCACCCATTAGAAATCGTTTACCTTGACGATCTCGTTCGACTGCAATCTCTCTTGCTAGTCTAGTTGGATTCTTCATGCCTTGAATTTGATCTTTG